GGTCACGGCTTGTTGGCGTGGGGAGCATCCTCGCCGCCAATGCCAGCGGTGGCGTGGCGACCTTGCCGGCGGCGTGTCTCGCCAGCCATGACTCCTCGTCCTCGTCGGTGGTCTTGCCAGCCCTCGGAGTTGGGAACATCTTGGCCGCATGGTGTAGGTGTATCTGCTGCTTCGAACCTTGCCAACTCGGTTGATGCGGCGATGAACCGCCACTCTTTGGGTCATTGTAGGCATCCGGCGTAGGCCACATCTTGACCGTCTTGGACAAGCCTTCTCCCTTCCCGGTGTTCGGGTTGGTGCCAGGCCTCTCGGTGCTAGTGGGCGTGGGCCACATAGCGGCGGCGGCACCTAGACCGATCTGATGACCCTTGGCTAATTCGCTTAGTGCTGTTTCCGCACTGATGCCGCTATGGGTGCCACCACTGGACGCATTGGGCGTGGGCCAACGATTCACGAAGTCGGGCAGGCTCACCGAGTGCATGGAGTCATCAGATTGCTGCGAGGACTCCAGATTCCCCGTGTAAACATCCGCCGAGGTCGGCGTTGGGATATGCCATTTATCCACTTCGGTTGCCAACTGACGCTGGTTGCACCCTCGCCTCGTATCCCTCGTATTGGGGGTAGGCCACAAGCCACCACCGTTTGCGGAGGTGCGGTGCGCCTGCGTTGGAAGCGGAAACAACTCGCCAGACCGCGTCATACCCTGCGTCGGCCAACTCTCCGACCACGGTGCCCCCATATGGTGGCCGTCCATCAGATCCCACAAGGATGCCTGGGACGTTCTCCAGGATGACGATTCCTGGTCCCACTTCCCCAATGATTCGGAGCGTGTCGGGCCAGAGATCTCGATCATCGGAAAGCCCTCTGGCAATCTTTCGTAGCCCCGCGTTTGAGTGAGGTTGGCAGGGGAAGCCAGCTGACAAAATATCCACTCGTCCACGCCAGGGTCGCCCGTCGAATGACTTGATGTCATCCCAGATGGGAGCGTCATCGAGAAATCCATCGACTTGACGCTGGCGGATGACTTGCTGGCAGTACTTGTCCCACTCGACGTAGCAGACTGTCCTGGTTTGGATACCGGCGAGTCGGAGCCCGAGGCTGAATCCACCATATCCACTGAACAGATTGAGTTCGGTATATGTATCCACATAGTTCTCCTAGAACCCCGGTAGCCGGGGCCGATCTTCCAGGCTGGCAACAACATCCATGGGGGCTGGCTCTGAATGCCCACATGGGCAGAGCAGGGTGAAGACCGGTGGTTCATGTGGGTCAGGGCGCAGCATCTCCGCTGCCATCGGTTCATCACAATCAGGACATCTCATCATTATCTCCCCGGCATTACAGGCTGGTTCTCTCCCCCCGTAGGGGGGAGAACCTGTAATGGTACAAGTAATAGTACAAGTTTTTGTTGTAACGCAGTACAAGTGCTATTACACATCTTGCTTGTAACGCAATCCCCATCCGTGCCCATCCACCAGGGCAACAGACCGGAACAGATCCTTCTTCCGGTTGATGGTTCCCCGGACACTGTTCTCACTCACCTGGAGCATCTCAGCTATGTCCTTGACGTTCTTGGCTCCGTCTTTCAGGGAAGCTGTTATGCGCTCCAGCAGTGGCAGGGTTCCCGATAGGTCAGGGTGGTCGGCAAGGTCAACCCGCCTGAATGTGACGTTGCCGTCAGCGAACTCCATTTCCAGGCCTATGTCCTTGAGTCTAGCGGCGTTGTTCGATTTGGTATGCTTGATCCCGAGGACGAAGCGGGGGTCGCCAGGGTCACGGGCACTGGCGATCCTGAAATTCGCACGGGGCATATTCCGCCAGAATATGGACCCGAATGGCTCGTTGTCCTTACCGAACTTCGCCACATGAGCGATGGTGAGCGTTGTCACTCTGAGAGATCTCAATGCCCGGAAGTACGCCGAGGTCATGTCGGAAGATTCCACCTCGGATACCGCCGGGGCGGCTGAGTCTACGATAACGAACTGTATGCCCTTGTCCAAACAGTGGCGGTGGATGGTCTCGATGTCCGAGGCTAAAGTCCCGGAGCAATAGCGGTAATAGATATTCTCCGGGATGGGTATCCCCATGCCGCCGGTTATCATGTTGAGTCTTTCCCATGCCGTGTCTTCATCGGTTTCCCAGTCCAGTAGCAGGACGGGTCCGGGCTCTGGCGTGAAGCCGTTGTGGTTGGTGCCGGTGGCAACCAGCACCGCCAGGTACTGACTAAGTAAACTCTTACCACTGTCGCCCTCACCGAAGAACAGGCTGGCCTGCTTCTCTTGGATGAGGTTCCCCACCCGGTACTGTAACGATTCAGGAGCCGGGTGATTGGCGAGGTGTACCAGAGGTTCCCCTTCGCGATAACCCTCCAGCACCCTGACGCAGGCTTGCTCTACTATCCCGTCCCAATCACCCCCTTGGGCTCGGCTGTTGAGGTAGGTTGCAAGGGTGCGCCTCGCGCTGGTCGAGGTGAGGTTCAGCCTCGCCTGGTGGAGGTGCCCTCGGTGCCCCGGCACACTACTGCTGATCGTGATCTCGCCAGTCACGGTATGTTTGGAGTCCTCGGTGAGGCGGTCAAGCCTCACCGAGATCTGCTCCTCTTCCCATTCGAGCTTGAATACCCCGCCGGTATGGGCCATAGTTGGGATGCTCATATGTCTATGACCCTACGGACCGGCCTTGCAGGTTGTGCCGGTGGCGGAGTCCGTTCAGGGGGAGCAGGGAAGGGGGAACCACCCTGCCCCACCTGAAGGTCTTGAAGGGCCGAAACGATAGCGTGCATGGCATCGATGAACGCCTGGTCTCGGCCTGATACATAGCCTGGACTCGGGTATCTTGTTAATCCCTGTTCGTAGTAAGCGTCACGGTAGGTGTCGCTTACCGGAAAATCGATCATGTCCTCCACAATCACCCCTCCCTCTTTACGTTGTCAGCAATTCCATCGCTGCAACTATGTCTTTCGGAGTCAGTTTCGACCAGGTACGTCCCTCAAAGTTGCCTTTCAGCCATTCGTTAGCTCCCTCACTACCGATGACTTGCTGGTAGGTGGTCGCGAACAGGTCTTTATGGGCCGGTGCGAAATAGCACCCACCCCCTTCCTCGATGGGGTGCCATGCCTGGACTACGCCGTACTTACTCATGTTCAGTGTCCACTCCACCTCGTCGTGCAGCGGGCACCCACCCAGTTCACCTTGGTCTGGTATCTCGCGGGGCTCATCGTCCTTGGGTGCTGGCGGTGCCGGTGGAGGACCGGCTGGCCTCGGCAGGGTGGTTACCGCTTCTACCGGGGCTTCGATCAACTCGCCGGTCAATATGTCTACACCACCGGTTTGTACGTTGGGTATGCTATCGGTCTCCGATTCATCGATCCAGCCCAAGCCGCAGAAAGAAAGGGTTGCCCGCCGTTTGGCCTTGGTCTCGGCCTTCATCGTGGCGTTGGCCTTGGCTTCGCCCTTGAGTCCTGCCAGTGGGACGGCCCCGGTGGATTCCTCGGTGCGACCGCCCTTGCTGGCGACCGCCCTTACCACATAGACATCATCGATCAACTGTACATCGGTGATGGTTCTGCTGATGCCCCGCTTCTCACTGAGTTGGTCGGTGCATTCCTTCTTCGCATAGAGGGTTAACTTCCCACTTAGCGTGATGTAATCGAATGGTTTGGTCAGGTAGTTCAGCCCAAGGCTTTCGCAAGTCTTCATGTAATATGCCAGCCGGTCGGTGGCACTCAGTTTGGATAGATCCCCTTGAACGAGGATGGTCTCCAGGGTTTCCGCTGTGATCTCGGATATGTCTTGTTCGTGCGTTTGTACTATCGATGTCATTCCATCTCCTCTCAATGTGTGCCTGGATTTTATCTTGGGTTACTCGCCTGTAGTCAAGGCCTCTACGCCACCAGTTGTTGCGTCTTTGAGTTCTCGCATCCCTTTGCCCAGGTGGTAAGCGTGGAGGAACGTACTCCAAACAACGTCTATGTCAGGCATCACCCCGACATGGTAAGGCGGCCCATCGAACACCTCTTCCTGGGGAAGCTGGACGATGTAAGCTAGGTCTGGCTTCAAGCCGGTGACCATGCGTAGCAACTGGCAGTAGGCTGCGAGTTGAAGATACATCTCTGGGTAGATCCCCTTCGACCTCTTCCAATCCCACAAAATTAACTGGCCCTTTTCGTTATAGCCGATGCCATCGATGGTCCCGGCGATGGCGAGATGCGGATGCCACACGGTGTACTCGGTAGCCACCGGCGTGATGCCGTAGTCCCGTAGCCACTGGGATGCGCCCTCGATGGCTGGCTGAAGGTCTGGGTTGATCTCCACCAGTGGCACCATAGCCCCTTCCTCAAGGATCTGATGCAGCAACGCATGGCCCTCGGTGCCCAGGTCGGCGGGGATGGACGAGGTAGCTGCGACTAATCCTTCGACCTCTTTGCGGAGGCCAAGCAAGGCATCTTCGTTGACCGCTAATTCTTGAAGGTAGTCGGCTTGGTCGATGTAGGTCTTGAGCCAGCCTCCGGGCTTGACGGCTGATTTCTTCTTGTCGGTGTACTCGCCGAATATCACATCGTTGTTGATGCGTTTGGCCCAGTTGATGAGTGCTGGCTTCGGCACCCCTTCGCCGAGGACCGTGGTCACTCGCCTGTACAGTTCGCCATCGATGGTGTAAGAGTACCGGTCTCCACCGGGCGCACCCGGCGGGATGACGATAGCCTCGGCGTACTCTGGCAATCGTTGTATGTCCATCATCTCCTCTCTAGTTGTGGTTCCTCGCCGGTGCCGCAGCACCTGGGGCAAGGAACCTCGACGTTATATATATAGTGGTTGATCGAATCGGCTATCATCTGTACCTTGCCACCGGCATCGTGGATGGAAGCCACGCTCACGGCCCCGCATCCATCGCACCAATCACATAGGACCGGCTCCGATGGCTGATAGTGGTTGGATTCACCTCCTAGTGCATAGCTCATGCAGTCTCCCTATCTGGCATACGCTGGACCGCCACCTCTCCCCTGGTGGTATGGCGGCACCGGAACACCTTGCATCGGTCATCGAGGTACTGGAACCGCTTGACCAGGGAGGTCAGGGTGCAGATCCGTTTCTTGGTTTTCCCCGGCTTGGGATCGCGGTAGCACTCGAAGCCCTCATGCTCCAGCACGATAGCCTGCCCCACCTCCATCGTCTTTATAGCCTCCGCTTGAGGCGTTGTGTTGTAGGGCATACTGGGGTGTGCATGGGTGATCCGGTCAAACTCCGCTATCGTGATTTCACGCATCATTGGTATGTTCTCCTTCGGGCAGCATCTGCCTCGCCATGTCTGGCATCGACAGCCTTATGTACTCCTTAAATTCTTCCTCGTCCCTGGCTATACTCTTGACAACCACGACTTTAGTGGTCTGAATCGCAGACTGGGTGGACTCATGCCTGGTTACCGCTGACAGGACCGATTGAGCGATCCTTGCTCGACTGACAGATGCAGGATCATCAGCACCGCCCTTGAAATAATCTAGCAACACTCCGCGACTCCGGGTAAATAGTTCTTCCCACTCGGTATCCATGTTCTCCCTCCGATTCTTTTTCTAAGGTGTTCACTTAAGATCAACTTACCGGACGCAACCATACAGGACGGCATAAAACATTACGCTATCGATTCTCTGGACGTTCACTTCAAATCAACTTACCGGACGCCACCACAGAGTACTGTACAACACAGTACGCTATCAATTCTCTGGACGTTTACTTAAAATCAAATGGCACCAAAACACATGACAAAACGTAACCCCACGACACCCCACGGGACTGGACGGTATCAATTCTCTGGGTGTTCACTTCAAATCAACGTACCGAACGCAACGCCTACTTAACCGAACTAAACAAAATCAATTCTCTGGATGATTACTTCAAATCAACTAACAATACTGGACCGGGCAGAACTATACCAGACACAATCAATTCTCTGGACGTTCACTTCAAATCATTCAACGCCACAGGACGGCACAAAACACAACTGTACGGATCAACTAACTAGTCTCGACCTCTTCCAGGGTGAACCGCCCGAAGTCTGGCCGGTGACTCCCGATACCGCAGTACATTCCCGCGGTCTGGATGGCGATCTCGAGGTCGGCCCAGGAGATGGCATCGTCCACCACGGTAATCTCAGCGTGGGCCGTCCATCCCTCGGTGAATGCTGGCCGGACCTGTATGTCAGCCCCATTTTTGGTGGGTATGATGCGCTCGTCGAGGTAGTCGCAGTCATCCTTGCCGAGGGAAGCGTCCTCGATAAAGATGGCACCCTTGAGGTAGGTCGCCAGGCTGCGACGGTTGGACTTTAGGTTAGCCATCTTTGCCCCATTGATGATGCAGCTTTTGAGCATGGTGCCAGGGATTATGTAGTCTCCTGCTTTGTTCCGATAGGCCTTCTCTCTGGCCTCCAGACGCTTGTCTGCCAGTGTGGTGCGTCCACCCCTGCCACTGGGCCCTTCAAGGGCTTCTCGCGCCCGTTCAGTCCAGCCGTTGAATAGTACCGGGGCTATTCCCTCGATCATTATGCTAACTTTATACATGGTTATCCATCTCCTCTCTATCTCTCTATTTTATTCGTCCGTATATACAGGCGGAGTACCGGATGAATCGATTCTTACGCCTCTTGGATCTGGTCTGCGAAATAAGTTTCCAGGGCTTCGATCTTGCCGTGCCTCTCTAGATTCTCCATGGCCTCTTGGTTAGTGAGTGGGGATAGTCCACACCCACCGGTCCAACTGTTGTTGCCAGCAGATTCGGCATAGTGGGTCATTGCGCCTCCGTGTCCAGCTAGGAACCAACGGCCTTTCTTCGTCAGGTAAAGGCCTTCATCGAAATAACGGAAGTCATTATTGGAGCCTCCGCCTCCCCACCGTGCCACCTCAGTGGCTGTTTCGGTGTTATACGTTAGTCCATCAACGATTCGTTTGATCCCTCTCATTCCGTCTCACCTCTCAATTCTTTGATAACTATCTTGGGTGGTGGCAGTTTCCCTCCCTGCCACGCCCTGACCATGGCCTCCCACACTCTGTCATTATATTTCTGCGTTAGATCAGTCATCATCTCCTCCTTGGCTTATCGCCTACTCCCCGGAGGGAGTTTCGGCCCCGGAGCCACCGGGCCTCATCAGTTTCAGAATAGTCTCGGCCTCTTCGATGGACATGGCGTCAAATTCTTTCTCCCCTTCCCCCTCGCAACACTCTACTTCCCACATATATGTCATCGCAGCGACCCTCTCTTCGATGGACATGGCATCGAATTCTTCCTCGGCCATGTTGGCATCTGGGTCAACATATGTCTTCCATAGATCCCAGTCATAGGCTATCTGGGAGTAGGTTAATACATCATCGGGTCCGATCATTATTCTCCCTCGGGATCGTTCAGCCATGCTTCGATCCCATCTTCAACTGACTCTACGTCTGCCCAGGTTGCGCTTGCTCCCCAGGCGATTCCCAACCGGCCATCCTCCGGGGAGTACAGTGCCTCGGCGGTCTCGGCTTCCGGGTTCATGTCCTGGTTATCGTAGACGGTGATGCGGTACGCCCTGGCATCGGTGATCGCGACTCCCGCGAGTCGAAGGTCTATGGTTCCCAGGTCTGCGACCTCGATCTCCTGGCAGGTAAATGTACGAGCGGTGCGTTTGACTGCCTCATCCCAGATGCGCCGGACTACCTCCCGCTGGGCGGCTGGCCCAACGTAGTACGCATCCCATGAGTAGCTACGGTCATTGCATAGGTTGCGGATGTTCTGAGTCAGTTGCTCCCTGCCATCAGCAATGATCTCTTGCGGCGATAAGTACTTCGTATCGGGGGCTACCCACTCGGCAAATAGGTCCGAAATGATCTCTTGCTGTTCCATCGGCACGAAGGACATCTCATCTTCCTCGATCACCTCGATGCAGCCTTCGCATATCATCATCCCACTGCTACCGTACTCCTCGCCCCGGCATATCTCCCCCCCGCAGCCTCCGCAGTGGAAATCACCTTCCGCTAAACGTATATCGTAACCGGCTCTTTTCATCATTTTAGGCTGCCCTATTGTTGACGGTCTGAAGGCTACCTCGGCCATGGGACCGGCTTGCGTCGGCCCTATCCACTCTGATCTGTCCTTCCGGGCTTCGCTCGGCATAGGTGATGTAGCTCCTGTAGTTGTACGAGTTTGCCACGAAGCCCTCATGGGCATATACCCGCACCTGCTTGCCGGGGTTCTCCTCACATAGATTCAAGAAGGTCTCGGCGTCGCTTTGGCTGAAGCATCGCCGCCTTGACCGGCCCTCTAGGGCTTTCGCCCGCTGGAGGATATCGTCTATGGTTTCCTGGCGTCGGTCTGCTGACATTTTCCTTGGCATAGGTTCTCCCCCTTTTATCTTGCAACGGTCTAAGTCTGGCCGCTGCCAGGGGGAGCCGTCACACCCGGCTCCCCTATGGCAAGGGTCAAGGCTAGATGAATGGGAACTTGACCTCGCCTTCGCGGCTGATATAAAGACCTTCGTAGTCTTGGAGCCACTCTTGGAAACGTACTAGGAACGCACATGATGCGGCATCCCGATCATCTGGGAAATGGGTGGTATCCAGGAGATTCAGCAACGTGGCCATCTGGGCCACCATTTGTTGCCGTAGCGTAGGATGCTCCCGGTCCATCGCTTTGGCGATATGGGGAGTCATCCCTTCTGAGCCGAAGCGGTTAGTCAATCGCTCCCATGTAGAGTAGTATTCCTGGGCGGTGGTTTCGTTCAGATCACTAGTCATGGTCATTCCCCCTCTTAAATAGTTACTGATTAGATTATAGTGGGCTTACAGTTGGGTTGTCAAGTGGTCTAGTCCAGTTCGGCCTTGGCTATGGCTGCTCTGGCTGCATCGGGTGAGATGGGGCATGAATCAGGTCCATGCAGCCGGTCATATGCCTCGATTTGCTCGATCAGGTCCACCAGTGCGGCATACATCTCCGGTGCCGCCGCTATCAACTGGGCGTTGGCGGCTTGCTCATCGGGGTCCGGTTCGGCATCGGCGAAGGGCTTCTCTTGTACGAATAGCAGAGCGCGAGTCTCGCCTTGCCGTATGTTGGGGCCGGTGACTTCCCACGGTCCTGGGGTATGTCCTGTCATGTTTTTCATCTCCTCGCCGTCGATACTATCGAGATCGATGCCGTAGTAGTCCAGCCAGCCCTGGACGATCTCCCCTATCACGCCGTCCCGGTCCAGTTCGAAGGCCGCTAAGTCTTGGACGTATGCCACGCCATCGGGAGTAAGGTGGCGGCCCAGGAATCGGTGACACTGGGCGCAATGGTCGGGCGAGTCAGACTCCCCTTCCCATTTGGGATATGCTTGCGGCCATGAGTCGGAGTCCTCATATAGGTCTGGGCTATTCGACCAGTCCAGGGTGCCGTGGATATCCTTGTCTAGAGCTTCGTTGAGTTGCTCTATCGTCGCGTCACCGCACGGCTTGCAGTACAGATCGGCCTGATAGATATACAGGGTTGCCGGTGGGTTCCAGTTGATCGCGTTTTCCATGTTTCCCCCTTCGGTTTCAGGTTGGTCTAGTCGTAGTCTTCTGGGAATTCCTCGGCCAGTTCGTCGATCCGTTCTACCGCCAGCCTTAATTCGGCCTCGCTGAACACGCCGTACTCTACGGCCACCTCTTCGGGTGGGAATATCTCCGGGTGCATCGGTATGCGGATCTGTTCGCCTCGGTACGAATAGCAGGCCGTTTCATATTCGACGGCCATCCCGCCGTAGCCCTGGAATATGGCCGTATGGTTGGCCGTGCTTGTCAGTCCCAGATCCGTGTCATTGGTGTACTGGCTCCAGCGTGGGAGGTCGCGCACCCAACAATCGCCGGGCACATATACATCGGTGAAGCCCTGGTCAGGGTTGGAACTCGCGTCCAGCCAGCGGCCAACGTCGCAGTCTTCCTCCAGATAGGTCATCCCGTTGCTAGGATCATAGTAACTGTACGAGCTCGGTCGGATGCCAGCGGCGAGGACCGCCGTGGTCGGGATCTCCGCCCAGCCGTGTCCACCGTCAGATATGAACCGGTATGTGGTGCCTTGTGCCATGGTAGTTTCCCCCTTCTTGTGTTTGAGTCCACCCCTAGGCGCACCCGGTGGATGCGCCGTAGGCTAGGCTCAATCAGATCCCGTACCCCATAATGATCAACTCGGGTGCGCCGTAGACCTTGCGCTTTCCGCAGGCTTCGCAGGGGTAGTTCCTGGCGTCTGGCTCCACCCCATCGGCTTCCTCCCCGCAGGCGATGCAGAATCCGGCGTTGCCCATCCCGAACATGGATTCCTCGGCTGCTACCATCAGTTCATCCGGATCGATTATGTATGACATGATTCCCCCTGTTTTGTGTTTAGATTCCGGGCTTGGCCTGCCCTAGCTACCGCCGATCGGCTGGGATCGGCGGCAGGTATGCCGCCAAGCTGGCCTAGTACAGGCGCGTCAATCCATTATGTGGGATGAATTCATAGCGTCGCGTACCGTCTATGGATTCCAGGGTATATATGTCTGGCAAACCGTCGTATTCCGCGCGGTAGGATAGTACCCGAAGCCGAAGGAATCCCACCTTCACGATGCATCCCGGCCCCCAATTCTGGCGCGTGTTGATTATCATCTGATTTCCCCCTCTTTATGTTTTGGCTATGGTTTGGTTTAACCTTGTGAAGCGAGGACAGCCTTCTTACGTTTCGAGCCGTGCGGGTTGATCCATATCGGTAGTTGCTTGGCTTTGGTCGTACCCTGGCATAGTAGACATTCTTGGCATTCTAGATCCATGGTATCGGCTAGGCATTCTCTTGTGCCCTCAGGTTGGATCTCGGAGACGTGAAAGTACCTCAATCCTTTTTCCTCGGCTTCGCACCTGGACGTTTCGGTATCCGTTGACGCCATGAAGTATTGGCCGTACATCTTGGCCGTTTCGGGTGCCATATCTGCCCAGTCGTGAAAGTAGCCGGTCCACCCATTACTCGCCTCGGCTATAGCTTTGACCATGCTTATCGGCAAGATGCTAGGATTGCCATACGCGCCGAACCGAACTTTTCTCCCGCCGAATATCTCGGCATAGTCGATCGGGTGCAACTTAGGGTATCGTCCATTGTGGTAGGTTTTCCAGATCTTAACCGGCGCCTGTCCGACGTTGACGTAGCATCCATTCCCGCTGGCAAATGGGCATCCGGTGCATATGGTCTCAGCATCGAGGCCAGAGCTCACAACGTCCAATGGGTGGCTGTCTTTCATCAGGAACCATATTTGGATCATGTTGCCCGTTTTCTCGTTGCTGGATTCCATGGTGGCTATGGAAACCATGGTGGGTGATTCCCAAATCACGTATCCGGTTGGCTTGGTCATGGTGATCCCCCTTGTTCGTTCGGTTTGGTTCGACTGAGGACAATATAAGGGGTGGTCAAGGGCTTGTCAAGGGGTATGTTAGGCATGAATATTAGGCAATCTTAACCAATATCAGGGAAAATGATAGAAATGGTAGGGATCATGGATGGAGATGCCCACCCTAGGAAACAAACGGAATCATGGTAGTTAACAATCGGATTCCTGGGGATCGTGGTCAGTCTCGAAGGGGTTTGGTAGATGGTAGGATGGGAAGGTTGGTAGGAGTGGGTTGGCCTATAGCCAGCTAGAGCGTGACTAAAACGCCAAAACGCGCCGAGGATCGTGGTTAATGGTAGGGTTTGAGCCTACAACGTCGCACAACTACTGTTATGTAAACCCGTACAGGCGTGGCATCGTGGATTTGGTCAGTTTCTAAGGGAAGTTTAAGGGTAAGATTGGAACTTTTGTTCTGAGGTCGGCCCTAAAAATAGAATGTACCCGTTCCTTTTAATGGGGGCCACCTCGGGACCGTACCCGGGGTGGGTACGCAGAGTATATATGGACACTTAACCACAGAATTCAAAATTTTTGTAACCTGATTCTCAGAATTTTTGGACCCATTTTCAGAACCTGGTTCCACCCGGGTGTAACCGTTGTGATGTGACAGCATTACAACAGCGTTACACCGGTATTACATATATATATTATATATATATATGTAACGGAATCTTAATATTAATATTATAATACAGGAACTGAGGATTTATTGGATGATCTGTGACATATGCGGGGCGGTGATGCTGGAGAAGCAGTGTAAGATACGGTGCCCCAACTGCGGGTATACCAGGGACTGTTCAGATCCATACGACCACCGGGGAACATGAGAGAGGAGGAGATGGGATGGAACTCGATATCATCCATGTCGGAGAGGTGTGCCGGTTCTGCGCCGAGCAGTGGCTGAACACCTACCAGGACCAGATGCGGGAGGACGGGCGAGTGGTGGTGACCTGCTACGAGACCACCCCGGAGGATTGCGAGGACTGTGAGGGTGATGCCGCTCCCATCCATAGGGAATTCTGTCCCTGTGGTTGTTCCCGGGCTTTCGGGGCATTCGATGAGTCGTGAACGCCACAGCCGCAACACATATGGCCCTTCCCACGCCTGTTGTGGCGGATGTTGCGGATGTTGCGGATGTTGCGGATAGATCGGGTATGAGCGGGTTCTAGGGTTCTAGTCGTTTCCGGGGTATATGACACACACATACATCGATCTAAACATCACCATTGTGCAGGCCTCCGGGAACACGGGGAGGTAACGACCTTAGACCTGTTTCCGAACACAAGTTTTGATTTTAGAGCAGGTTTATGGTAATTTCTCTGTATGCAGAAGCGGGTGAATAACCCTAAAGGCCATGTCGCTAACCTGAAGCCCCGTTGGAAGAAGGGTGAGAGCGGGAATCCTGCCGGTCGCCCCAAACGCAACCGCGAGATAACCCTCTACATATCCGAGCAGACCGACGAGGGACGGGCACTCATCGACCAGTTGTGCGAGATGGCCCTCTCATCCAAGGTCGCTGCCCGTGACCGCATCCGCGCCATCGAGATGCTCCTGGAACGGGGATTCGGCAAGGCCGTCCAGCCCATCGAGGTCGGCGGCGAGGTCAGTGTCCACCGCGATATCAGTGGCTTCTCCGATGGGGAACTCATGGAACTGGTGGATCTCAGACGGCGGGTCAGAGAGGGCGACGGCGTGGTGGTCGATGGACAGGCGACCGTACTCTGATGACCGATCTCCGGGACGCAGCCCTTGAGAAGCTGCTCCATGAACCGGTGGAGACCCCTGTCTCGGAAGATGTCGGCACCCTTGGCGAGTGGTTCTCAGCCGGATTCATAAGCGAACTGCTCACGGCCTCTATGGCCGCGCTCGGTGAACACATGGACCGCCCTGCGGCGGAAGACCTGGCCCTGGTACTTGTGCGGATGTTCTGTTCCGGGTATGTGTCGGGCTACTACGAAGCCTCCAGCCCGGACCAAGCGGGGGTGTGTATCATTGGCAACAGAGATACGGGGTGACGAACAGGTTCTCCTCGATGAGGTGGCCGATGCCGCCGAACTCTTCCTCGCCCAGAGATACTTCAACCGGTTCCTGCCCTTCGTAAAGGTCATGGAGCCGCCCCCCGGACGCGGCCAGATACCCTTCGAGCCCTGGCCTCACCTCATGGAGGTCTGCGACAAGCTCGAAGAAGAGAAACTCCTCGTCTGGCTCAAGTCCCGGCAGACCGGCGCATCATGGCTCCTCGGAGCTTACGCCCTCTGGATGGCCCAGTACCATCCCGGCGCACTGGTGCTGCTCCTCTCTCAGGGTGAGGAGGAATCCAAGGCACTCCTCTGGAAATGCAAGTACATCTACGAAGCCCTGCCCGATGGACTGAAGGTAGCCATCGGCACCGACTCCCGGCAGGAACTCACCTTCCCCAGCGTGTCGGCAGCCATCCGCGCCCTGCCCTCCACCGAGAAGGCCGGTAGATCCGCTACCGCTTCCCTGGTGGTCATGGACGAGGCCGACTTCCACGAGTACGCCGAGCAGTCCTTCGCCGCCGTCAAACCAACCATCGATGACTCGGGCGGTCAACTCATCATGGTGTCCACCGCCAACGCCACTTCCTCCCAGTCCCTCTTCAAACGGGTGTACCGGGAGTCGCCCAAGAACGGATTCGCCAAGGTCTTCTACGGCTGGAACGTCCGGCCCGGTCGGGACAACGCCTGGTTCGATGCCCGGAAGTCCGAGTACCTGGACGCCGCCCTCTTCGAGAAGGAATATCCCTCCACCGAGGACGAAGCATTATCCCCGCCCAGATCCATCACGGCCTTCGCCGTGGAGAAACTCAACGCCATGCGGGAGGATATCCGGGAACCCAGAGAGACCATGCAGTGCGCTACCGTCACCGCCAACATCTATCAGGACTATGCCCCCGGCAAGAAGTACGTCGCCGGGACCGATACCTCCCACGGCACCGGCGGCGATAACGCCGTGACCGTGGTCATGGACGCCCAGACCGGCTACATCGTGGCCGACCTGGTGAGCAACGTAGTACCGGCAGACCAGCTTGCCGTATCTTCGGCCATGCTGCTCCAACGATACAAAGATCCCCTCTGGGCCATCGAGGACAACGACTGGGGTGCCACCACCATCGTCACCGCGCAGGGACTCAGATACCCCAGGATATTCTACCGGGCCGAGAACAAACCCGGCTGGCACACCGACGAGCATTCCCGGGTCCGTCTGTACGGCGGCCTCATGGAAGCCGTCCACTCCCGGCTCATAGTCATACCCAACGAACAGGGACTGTCCGAGTTCTATTCGCTCATACAGAACCCGAAGAAGAACGGCAGGGTCGAGGCCCAGTTGGGCAGCAAGGACGATTACCCCATCGCCGTTGGCATCGCGTGGCAGATACACCAGAAGGCCCACGGCGGTGGCCGCCTGAGAGACACCTTCATGAACCCGATAACGGGCCTCATCGGCGGCAACACCAAACGCGGCATAAGGCCTTGGTAACCCGTGGCGGAACAACCGGACATGAGAGACCAGCTTCTGGAGGCGCGGGTCGAGATAGAACGCCTCCGGGCTAAGTCCTCGACCACCCTGTCGGGCACCGAGTTCCTGACACTTCTCTTCGTATTACCGGTGATATTGTCCTTTGTATGTCTGGGAATCATCATAATCTGGAAAACTACGTCGAATCCCGCAGAGGTTGCGCCGCATCTCGATATCGTGCTGGTGGCCATGGGCCTGTTCTCAGGTCCGGTGACCGCGTTCATAGCCACCATCAGTCAGAGATTGGTAGCGGAAGGTAAGCAGAAAGGTACGGAGGATTAGGCATTGTTAGCGATAGGCGGAGGTATCCAGACAGTAGTTGACTGGATGGCGGTCTTCGGCATAACCGGGACATTCGGCCTACTGGTGACCGCTCTGCTCACGGTGGGCATAGCTTCGGTTGTGACCACTGGCCTGGTCTGCTTGCTCTGGAAGTACCGGAGTAAGGTGGTCAGAGATCACGACCTGCAACTGTCCAGGTTCGCGGCACCGGGATTCCCTGGCATGTCGTTCCTGAATGCCCTACGCATACCCCACCCCAAGTTCAGGATAGAACTCAGTGGTATGCGGGGAGTCGGACTCACTCTAGGCGTGGTGGCTCTGGGCTTCGGACTAGCATTCGCTTTCGTAGTGGTCGCGACCGATGACACGCCTGTCTGGCCTGAGTCAGGTGCCGAGTACGCGCTACCGGACATATTCGGTGACAAGCTGGAGCCTGACCCTGATACACCAAGTCAGGCATCCCAGACCCTACGGGTAGGCTTCAAGGACAAGTCCCGGCTGGATAAAGTGGTCTTCAAGAATATGGATCTTGGCAAAGCCGACCTGACCAATTCCTTCCAGGTGATGAGGAACGCGACCACCGGGGTTACCGGGTCTGCTGCTTATCTCTGGATAGGGGAGATAATCATTAAGAACAGCAGTGCGCCAACCCTGGCATGGGATAACATGGATGTTGGCACTATCGTATTGGGCGCAAAAGTCGATGGCCACACCCAGGAGATACAGTTCGACCAAACCGTTCCAGAGATTATCATAGACAGCGACCGGGGGTCAGGGACGTATGAGGCCAGTGGCGACGTTGACCGTATCATCCTCCAAATCAACGGCAATAACGGGGCCAGTATAGGTGTACTGGAGATAGACAATGTAGATGCTTCTGTGGGAGCCTGGGACTGGGATTATATCAAGGCTGGAAGTATCACGATGGACAACACCAACGAGTTCGGTAACGGCACAGGCATCGACACGGCCAGTGCTACATTCGGCACCGGCATATCCAGTAGGCAGGTAACCGACACGATGACCGACACACCGATAAGCGTCCGATGACGAGGATAGTACTGATAGGATTTACCAGTGTCATCCTGGCGGCCTGGATCACAGCGGGGATGTCTTTATGGCTGGTGGTAGGCCCATGGAGATTAGCAACCCGTGTCTTGAAGCCGGTCAACCCGTGACGAGAGTACTCCACTGGCTGTGTTCAAGGGGGCTGCACTGGTACGTCGAACTCGATGACAGGAAACGCACCTGCGCCGTCTGCCGTATAGTTGCGGTGAACGGACGCTCATTAGGTCTTTGACGAGGTAGTTTTGAATTTCGATGAGAAACCAACGGTAGAATCGATACGCCAGATGGTGAGACATCTGGAAGGCGTATGGAGCCGTACCCATGCCAAATGGCAGGTGGTGGACAGTTACTACCAGCAGGAGTACCGGCTGTGGCCCGAGGGACTCGACCGCCCCGAATGGCTCAAACCGGCACGTTCACGTTCCATCGTAGACCACGCTACCGACCACCAGTTGGCTCACGATCCCATCGTTTCCCGTCCTGCCGCAGGTGACGAGGAGGAAGACCGGGCCAAGGCTGACCGGGTGGAACCGGCCCTCAAGTCCATCCTGGACGAGGCCGCACTGCTGGAGCCCACGCTCACCTGGAAGCAGGCCGGTAAGCATATGCTCCTCTACGGTTACGCCGTCATCGAAGATGCCCTCGACACCGGTGTCATGCAGGCCAGGCGCAACAAGATACGGCGAGGCAAGGGCGAATCCGATGAGGAGTTCAACCAGCGTCAACGGGTGCAGACCAATAAGTCCCGAACCATGATGCCCTTCCGGGTGAGAGCCCCACATCCGTCCCGGGTGCTGCTTGACCCTTCCGAGAAGGAACCAAGGATAGCCGTCAAACACGGACGGCGGCGTTCCATCGACCTGGAAGAGATAACAAAGAGCCGTATGTCGGCAGCCAAAGGCTACCGTCGCGGCGAGGTCACCCCGTGGGAATGCGGAGAAGATCCTTTCGCCTGGGTGAAGACCGAGGAGTACTGGACCGATTGCTGGCACGCCCTTGTGGCAGACAGTGAACTCCTGTTCGTCGAGAAGAATACCTGGGGTTTCGTTCCCTTCAGCCATGCCTTCGCCGGTTTCGGCCAGCAGGTGACGGCTGTAGATGAGGACGATCCCAGTTACCTGGCCGTGGGGATACTGGAGCCGGTCATGCCGAGCTTGCGTGCCCAGGCCCAGGCGGTGGCCGGTAGGCACAACGCCCTGCTGGACGCCACCTTCAACCCCGTCGGCACGACCATGGACGCGGCGGAACTCCAGGAGCAACTGGCCCGCGGCGACATCGTGGAGATGGGAACGAGAGGTGATGTCTGGAGGATGGATATACCCCAGCTTCCCCGGTGGCTCTTCGCCTCCGAGGAATGGCTGGACAGAGATATCGAGCAGGGTACATTCACCCGGGCTCTGGCCGGCATCCGGGAACAGGGTGTCTCCACCGTGGGACAGCAGGCCATACTCAGTACGGCGGCAGGACGTAAGTTCGTTTCGCCCTCCCGGCAACTGGAACACCTGGCTACCACCACGGCGTCCCACATACTCCAGTGGATAGATGTCATCGGCATGACCCTGCACGTTCAGGGCAACTCGATATCGCCTTCGGACATCCAGCATGATTACAGTTGCAAGGTCAGTTTCGAGTTGATAGACCCGGTACTCCAGATGCAGAGCCGGGAACTTGGTATGCGCGAGGTGCAGCAGGGACTCAAGTCCAAGGAGACCTACTGGTCTGCCGATGCCAGACTGGAAGACGCTACCGGGGAACGCCGCAGGTTGCTCCAAGACCTGATACGGACGGACCCCGAGGTGCAGCGCGTACTGGCGGCAGAGGTTATGAAGGAATCAGGCATCCTCGATCTGGTGGAGAGGCAGCGTGCCTCTCAAGAAGAAGCGGCGGCTGGACCGATGGGCGGTGGTGGCCCTCCGGGTGGTATGCCAGGTGGTATGCCGGGTGGCCCTCCCGGAGGCATGATGGGCGGCAACGGCCAGCCGCCGCCTGTTCTTGGCCCGGACGGTATGCCTATGGATCAGACGATGGGCACCCCACCGGGACCGGCAGGTGGATTAAGAGAGATAAGACAGGGACTCACTCCATCCGTCCCACGCCCTAGCAGGGTGGGACAGAATCTGGCGGGTTAGATGGCGAGAAAGATAAGCGAGTTCACGGAAGCGATACTGGCGGTGGTTGCCGAGGTCTCCCAGGCCAAGGATAAGGCCAACGAGGCCGACCCCATACCACCCATGGTAGAGCGCATGAGCATGAGTCAGGGCCGTAAGGAATTCCAGGACATGTCCGAGTTCCAGAGGCAGATGTTCCTGGATAACAATGGTCAGGCCAAACTGCTAGAGATGGCCCGGGGCAGGAGTGGATTCGATGGCTGAAGTTGCAGAGAGGGTAGAGAGGGTTGGGTCGGGTTTGAAGAAGGGGAATATCGTTAAACACTCCGCTTCTGGGGTGTGGTTGGTTTGGAACGGCACTAGAGGTGTTACCTTCCAGGAATACCTGGCGATAAACCCGGATGGGAACCAGAGCGTGATGGCGCAACAACAAGCCTTGAGCGACCTCCAGGGTGCGCTGTACACGATGGACGTTAAGAAGGTTGTTGGCACTGGCCCTTATAGTTGGGCCTTCATGGTGCAACCCACGTTGCAGCCCTCTGTTCCTGCCTATGGCAGATTGGATGTCCCGCGACCCGGGACGGCTACTTGGTATAGTGCTGAGGAGTTGATGGTCAAAGCGTCCGATCAGTATGCCAAGGGCACCGCCCGTAAGGCCGATTTCAGTGGAGACCTTGACCAATATAAGGAGATATTAGGCTGGAAGGACGAGGACTTCTTAACCTTCGACCCGATGGGGGGCGAATGGGATGAAACCTCCCGCAAAATGACTGGTGAGCTTAAATTCGACCCCCAGAAGCACGCCATCTTCCTGAACGAGGTGAAGACTTACCTGGGGATGCTGGGCGACACCATGGCCGTCCATACCCTTGGTGATGGTACGAAGATCACCTCTTTCGAGGGGAAGCATTATGTGGAACGCGGCGGCCCTCAAGAGGGCTGGAACGTAAACACCCTGAAAGATGCTGGAGGAGTAGCCAGGTTCATCGGGGTGACCGACCCTTCGGGCAAACACAGTGTAGAAGCGATAGGTTCCCAGAATGCAGCCAACTATACCATGCTGGCCGAGTCTGAAGGCGGCAGGGTTGAACCTGATGTGAAACGGGCGCAGAGGAACTACGCCGCCGGGGAACAGCCACTGGCAGAAGGCGCGGTCATCAAGAACGTGGTGCCTGGATACGACGCCGTGCAGACGAGTGCCGGTAAGTATCAGTTGATATCCCAGCAGGAAGATGCCGATGTGGCTATCGGTGCCACCATCCCACTGCCTGATGGGCGGTACTCGGTCAAGGTCGCACCCGATAAGTACGAGACAGTCACGCCAGCATCCGGTGCCTGGTTCGTGGATGACTGGGGTAACGGCTGGATGCGGGACGATGATGGCTCGTTACAGCGAGTCCCGTCCCCATCCATAGACGAGCAGATCAACCAGGCTTTGATACAGGGTAACAGTGACCGAGCATTGGCTCTCAGTGACTTCCGGGACCGTCCCAGCGCACAGGAACGCTTCCAGTTGGCTCTGGAATTCGCCCGTTCCCCCGGCGATATCATGGCTATCTCGGCCATCCTGGGTGGACTGGTGACCCCGCCGACGCCAGTGCCTGGGCAGGTGGCGCGAATCGCTGACCCGCCCACATGGGTAACCGAAGCATGGGAGCAGTTGCAGTCTTCCTGGGGAGTCCCGGACGTATTGAAGAACCCGGCACCGGGCGTCAGTAAGGATATCGATCCGCAGACGTTGCAGGATGCGTTGTCCACCGGAGATTTCCTGGGGGCTCAGACGCAATCAGCGGCGATGACCGCCGACCGGTCTCAAGGCATGGTTGAGGCTGAACGTGCAGACGAATTCGGAGACCTGGAGCCTCCGCCAGATTCGGGTATGCCTGGGGCTGGGGCTGCGCTGCTTCGGCGTGAACGCCAAGCAGTGCAGCGGCCTCCTCCCGCTCCTACCAGTCTCGACCTGGATGTGGAGCCGGGGCTAGTGGAAGACCCCATGGCCGGGGCGCGGATGCTTGCGACAGAAAGAGAGGATGCTGCTGGTGAATTCGCCCGCAGTATGGGCGAGGAAGGGGCATTACCTCCAGGCGAGTCGGGCCAGGGTCTTACCGCCGAGCAGCAGTTCAATCTTGCTGGCGGCGAGGAAGCTGCCCTGGAAGATTTTCGTCTTGAACTGGGCAGCCCCCATCAGGGCTATGAGCCGTATTATCAGAACTATTCTAAACAATCCAGTACGCATAAAGGACGGTTCATCCCATCTGACTATGATCGGGCTAAAACTCAGGATGATGCATGGCACGCAGCACGGGATATGTTCGATGAGGCAGGCTTGAACATATTCTTCGTTGGCAACAACGCTCCGCAACAGGCCATCAACTATGTAGCTCGGGCATTCGGCCTGTTCCCTGGCGACGAGGGGTTCGTTCAGGCTGTTCAGGACCGGGCCGCAGTTCTGGTGAATAGCGCAGACCCGCAAGCGGCGTTGAATCATGCGAATCAGATAGACCGGTCGTCTGCCAAGGTGCATCCTAGCGCGAACCTTGTGGGAGCCTCTGGCGAAGCATTTGCAGACCCTTCTGCTGCATCCGTGCAGCAACAACAGGATGCAGCAGAAGGGCTTATCGGTGTTGACGCTGCCGACCCCGATGTCAATCAGGTAGATGATTTTGGTGAGTCATTAGCCGATGAGTTTGGCGATTTAGAGCCACCGACAACTACGGTTAAAGATCCAGACGCTTTCGTCAAGGCGATGCTTGCTGAGGAACAAGCAACAAAAGCAGCGTTTATAAGACAACAGGATGACTTTGATGCCAGATATGGCGAAGATTTAGAAGGTGTTCCCGTATCTGATCCAACCTCCCCGTCTATATCAGTGCCATCGGTTCCTGACTGGTTTGAAGAAGCGGGATCTAAGCCGACTGTCCAGACGGTCCCTGACTGGTTTGAAGAGGACACTTATTACGAGCCAACGCCGCCAGCAGTTACGAGATATGAGGAATACGAGAATATGGCAGGCGGCGGCACGACGTTCAGGGACACGATGGCCCTCGTTGGTGAGGAAGGCCCGGAGTTGGTGCATCTACCTGCTGGAACCGAGGTCATTCCCGCCGATTTCACCGAGGCTATGCTCCATGGCAGGAAGGCCAAAAGGATGGCTAATGGTGGGACAATGCCTTCTAATCTAACCTGGGGTGATATGGCGCAGGTAGGAGGGACAGGCGGTGAAGTGATCAGAAGGTCGGAC